CGCTGGACGCTGCGGAGCTTGTGGCGCGGCATCCCGACATCGCGCGGCACCTGCGGGCCGGTCATTCGATTCGCCACGCTGCGGCGATCACAGGCAAGAGCACGGGCACGGTGCAGGCGGTGAAACGGGCGATGGAGAAACAGTCTTGACGAAACGTGAAGGCTGGAAACAACGCCAGCCATGGACATCACCGACCGCAGGACCGATCCGCTACCCGCCGCAGGCAAGCTCCGCCTCGTGAATGACGAGGGGAAAGCCCGCATCCTCGACAGCAACGGGAAACGCGCGCGGTTGAGGGCGGAGGCTGGAATCCCCCTGCATGCGGTTGCGGCGACGGCTACGCTTGACCCGACCGGCACAAACAACAGCGTGCTTTACACCGCCAAGGTTGCAGGCGCGGCGGGAAATGCCATTTCGGTGCAATACGCGATCAGCGGTGCGGGAAGCGCGGTGTTGTCGGTTGCCGTGAACGGCACGGCGATCCTTGTGACGGCGGGCAGCGCAACGGTGGCATCGGCGGTCATTACGGCGGTCAACGCTGACGCTGCGGCATCGGCCCTTGTGACCGCGGCGGCATCGGGCACGGTGACGGGTGCGATTGCGGCGGTTGCGCAGACCTACCTTGCCAATGGTGAGGATGCCACGGAAGGGGTGTATGGTGACATGCTTTTGACGGAAACCGGATACTTGTGCATAGCGTTTGCCGATGTGAAGAAATCCAGCACGAGCGGATGGCGAGCGGTTGAAGTTCCTACTGTCTAACAATTCTCCCGCAGTCGCATGCGGGCCGTGCGGTTAATGGGTTTTCCGCGCGGATTCATGTCTCACCTCGGCCCGGCGGGGTATGCGACACCGGGAAACTTTGCATGGAAGGACTCGACACGATCTTGCGGGAGGCTACGCGCTGGGATGTTGCGGCGTGGTTTGAGGGGTTTGGGAAGATACGTCGGAAGGGTGGGGAGTTGGTGAGTCCGCGGGCGAACGTGTATCAGCATCGAATCAGCGAGGTGTTGCGTGAGGCGCATGAGCGGGGGAGGCCAGCGAGGCTGGTGTGTTTGAAACCGCGGCAGAAGGGCAGCTCGACATTCAGTGTTGCGGCGCTGTATCGGCGGATGATGGCGAAGCCGGGTGCTGGGTTGATTGCGGGTGGCGCGCATTTCCAAGGTGCGAACCTGTTCAAGATTCTCAAGACCTACACGGAGAATGACGGGTTGGATGGTGATGCGTGCAAGGTGATGGACACGTCGGCGCGGTTTCGGAATGGATCGAGCATTGAGCGGATCACGTTGGCGAACAGCAATGCGGGCCGGTCGGGGACGTTTCAGGCGATGGTGTTGACGGAGGTGGCGTATTTGTCGGAGGAAGGGGTTGCGAATGCGGACGAGGTGTTAAACGGGTTGGTGAAGTGTGTTCCGTATGAGCCGGACACGTTCATTATTCAGGAGAGCACGGCGAAGGGTGCGAGCGGGAGCTTCTATGATCTATGGCGTGGAGGGATTGAGTTTGACGAGTTCATGGCCGGGAAGAACGGCTATGTGAAGGTGTTTGCGGCGTGGTATGAGTTTGAGGATTCGCGGTTGTTGCCGGATGGTGAGGGGATAGGCGGATGGGATGATTTGACGGATCAGGAGCGGAGGTTGGCGGAGAAGTGGAATTTGGACTTGGAGCAGGTTGCGTGGATGCGGTGGGCGATACGGGAGGAGTGCAAGGGGGACTTTGACAAGTTCTGTCAGGACTACCCGTTTGATCCGGAGACGGCGTTCCTAAAGTCGGGTCGTGGTCGGTTCAGCATTGAGGGGTTGGAGTATCAGGAGAAGCGGTCGCGTGAGTGCAAGCGTGAGCATGGGGCGTTGGAATACAACGAGCGTGCGGACTCGGTGCAATGGGTTCCGATGAATGAGGGAGAGGCGCGGAGTGTTCGGTGGGAGACGCCGCGTGTCGGTTGCCGGTATTTGGTTGCGGTTGACCCTATGACGGGAGCATCGCAGACGGGTGGTGATGATCCGGACTCGCATGGTGTGTTTGTGTTGCGGCAGGGTTATCTGGACCGTGGCGAGTGGGTTGAGCCTGCGGTTGTGATGCGCAACATGCTGGTTGCGGATGGTGTTCGGTTCGGGTGCTGGTGGGACATTGACGTGTTGGAGGAAGAGGTGTGGAGGATGGCGAGGTATTGGCAGGCCATCATTGTTCCGGAGATGAACATGGATCGAGGGTTGGTGGAGTTGTTGAAGTTGAGGGGGGACGTGGACATTTATCAGCGTGAGATTTTCAACCGGCGGGAAATGACGCGGACGAAGGCGTTGGGATGGGTGACGGACATCCGGACGCGTCCGATGGTGATTGAGGGGTTGGCGCGTGCTGTTAGAGAGGCGGGGCGAGGTGGGTCGGGTGAGGGGATTGAGATACGCTGTCCGTGGGCGCTGGCGCAGATGCGGAATTTTGTTGTGAAGCCGAACGGGAAGGCTGAGGCGGGGCCGGGATGGCATGATGATGATGTGCTGGCGTTGGCGATTGGTGTTGCGACGTTGGAGATGGCGGTTCCGTGGCAGGAGCGTGAGCGGATGTATGGTGGGCGGAAGTTTTTGGTGGGTGGACGCAAGGCTGCGGGGCAATGGGATTGACACGCCCCCACGAGACGCAAAGGATGGTTTTGCCAGTGAGCATCGCGGGTTGACGCGAGTATCAGGCGCGATTGAGTCCAAAGGGCTGTGACACGGCCAGCCACGGTTGCGCAAGGTTGCCTCCCACAAAAACAAGGGGGGCGGATGGGCAAGGTCGGTTCATGGCTGACAATCCTTCCCACTGGAAATCTTGACAAAACGTGGGGGCCGTGAACAACGCGGGCATGAGCGAGATCATTCCTGTGTTGGAGCTTGGAAAAGCGCGTGCGAAAGAAGCGTTTTTGGCTGGGAGCGGGAGGGTGATTAACCCGAGTCGGAATGCTGACACGAGGCAGGTCCGGTATCGGATGGGTCGCCACCGCGGGAAAACGCCGGATCAGGTTGACTCGGAGTTCGAGCGGTTGTGGGGGAGTGTGAATCCGAAGGTGCGGGAGAAGTATGCGAAGATGGCGGGTCCGCAGACGAGTTCCGGGTATGGTGCGAAGGTTGAGAAGCCGGAGATGAAGAAGGTTCCGCTTGCTCCGGTGCCGCGCCCCGAGGCGAAGCCAGATGCTGCAAAAGTTCCGACGTTTGATGATTTGACGAAGGTTGACCATTCGGCGCTGACTCCTGACGGGATGCGTCATTCGATTGGCGATGGAGCGGCGAGCGCGCCGGTATCTTTGCCGAAGATGCCTGATGCCGTGACCGGCACGCCTGAAGAATGGAAGGCATACAACGATCAAATGGCAAAGTTGAACCCGTCAACGCCGTTTCTCAAAACTCCAATGGGCAAGCTCGTCGCACCGATTGTTGACCCTGACACGATCCACAACACTGATTCGGCTGGCAATCGGATCGACAAGCCGGGTTCGGTGAAGCCAACCGCGGCGACTCCGGTTGCGACGGTTGAAAAGCCGGGAGCATTTGCGGGAGCGAAGCGCCGTGGGGGAGCTTCCCCAAGCGCGCAGCAAGGTCGGATTTCAAGCGGGGCGAGTCCGTCCGCGCCGCCCGCGGTTCGTGATGCGGCGGCTGACGTGGCGGACAAGCCGTGGCAGAATGTTGCGGGTCAGCCAGCGCAAACGCCTGTTCCGCGCCCGATGCCGGACCAAAAGACGTCATCGGTGACCCCGGCGGAGCGCGCCCGTCCAACAATGTCGGAGACTCCGGCGGGCATGGAGTTGGTCGGGATGAAGGGTGGAGTTCCGCAGTATGAGTCAATTGGCAGCGTGTATGGTGAAAGCCCGCGCAAGGCTGATGCGCCTCCGCTTGGAAATGTTGGTCCGGTGCGCGCTGAAAGGACGGCGAATGACATTCGGGCGGACTATCAGAATCGGAACCAGACGCCTGCCAACCGCGCCGGAGCGGACAATGCGATGCGATCACAAGGCATGGTTATCCCTGCCACTCCGCAAACTCCGGTAACACGCGGCCCGGCCAGCCAGCCAGCCCCGGCCTACCAGTCGCCCACGGAAAAGGGAGGCGCGTTCAGCCGCGAGCGATACGCCAAGACCGCTGCGGCGCAGCAGGAGGGTTGGGACAAGAAAGCGATCCGTGATGGCACCGCAAGTCAGGCCACCAAAGATAAATGGTCTGACTACTCCAAAGAACGTGAGGCCGGTGTTGCGATGGACAAAGAGATCAACAAAGGCAAGCCCTACGGCGGAGCGGCCCCGGTTGTCGGTGGCGTAGGTAGCACTCCGAACAGCAAGGTTGTCGGGATTCGTCCCGGTTCTGCTTTTCCGATCCGCAAGCCGCGGTTTGCGATGGCTCGATGATTTTTCACAGACGGGCCGCGATGGCGGCGAACGAAACGACGGGTGGATACCCGCAACCTCAACCTTATGAAATCAGATGGATGACAGCATGTTTCGCCAAAAGGGCGCGGGAGTCCCGCGTGGAAATGAATCGGTCGCGGAGGATGCCGTTCCGAGTGAACTCAGCGGGGGTGAGGTTCGTGTTCCGATATGGAAGTCGTTTGTTGGAAACAAGGATTTCCAAGAGCGGCAGGCTGGCGCGATAGCGGCGGAAAAGAGCCTGATGGCTTCCGCCGGGCGCGGCGGCGTGCGGTGGGGTGGTGACAACGGGCGGTTGTTTCGGAAGGCTGGCAGTTCGATTGAGGAATTTGACGCCGAGCAGTTGGCGGAAGACCCGGAAGCCGGGCCGTTTGCGCGCAAGAGCCTGTTTGACCGTGAGCGCCGGAGTGCGGCGGCGGAATATGATGGGTATGATTTGAAGCTCCAAGACCCGGCTTTCAAGGCGCGCGGTCTGACGGAAAAAGACCGTCAAGAGCGGCAGTTTGAGTTTGAGGCGTTGCCGGATACGGACCCGCGCAAGGCGCAGGCCAAGGCGGCGATTGACGCGGACGACCAGTATCGCGCGGAGAAGGCGGAGATTGAGCAACGGAAGTATAACGCGAAAGTTCGCGCCACGCAGCTTGGCAACATTGACCCGGATACATGGTGGGCGAATCGCGCCACCATCGGGCAGGCACGCAAGCCCGCGCCGGTCGAGCAGGCGCAAGCGGCTCGTGGTGAGGCGAGGGCGGCGGATGATTCCGCGATGGGCCGGGAGAAAGAGCTTGATGCGGAGTTGATGAGCGGAGTGAGCGCCGCGCGGCTTGCGCAGATCAAAGCGGAGAAGGCGGAAATCGCACAAGCGCGCTCGCTGGCCGGTGAGCAGCAGGTTGAGGCGGACATGGCGGTTGATGGCGTCCGGCAGGAAGCGCAGGCCAAGGTTGACCAGTCTGTTGCGGAGCGTGGTTTTTGGGCTGACACCATTGCGGCGCTCAAGCGCGGCTATGCGGGTGCGGCGCAATCGGCAAACATCCTTCAGGGAGCAACTGACGCGGAGAACGCGCAAGATATTGCGGACTACGAGAAAATGAAGCAGGCCAACCCGGCTTCCACGGAGTTTCAGGAATTTCTCAATGCCAAGGGCTTTGCGGAGTCCGCCGCGGCATTCATCAAAAACCCCATCAGCATTGTTTCTGAGGTCATCGCGGAGAGCGCGGCGCAAATGGTTCCATCCATCGCGCTTGGGTTTGCTGGCGGGTCGGCTGGCGGTGCGTTGGCGTCCGCTCCCACGGCTGGAACCGCGGCCCCGGCGACGGTCCCGATTGGCGCGGTGGTTGGCAGCGCCATTGGCGCGGGCACCGGCTCATATTTGGCGGAGTATGGCAACGCCATGCTTCAATCCATGCAGGAGGCAGGCATGGACGCGGCTGACCCGAAGTCGATCCAAGCATTTTTCGGTGATGAGCAAAAACTTGCCGCCGCCAAGGAGTTTGCGGTGAAGCGCGGCATTCCGATTGCGATTTTTGACGCGGTTTCGATGGGCCTTGCCGGTAAGTTTATGAAGCCGGTCCAAGTTGCTGCCAAGGGCGGCGCGAAAGTGACGGCTGGGCAGGTTCTCAAGGCCAGCGGCAAGGAATTGGCCGCGCAGGCTGCGGCGGGTGCTGGCGGTGAGGCCGCGGCGCAGTTGGCGAGCACGGGCGAGATTTCAGAGGGCAAGGCCATCTTCTTGGAAGGCATTGCGGAAGTCGGATTTGCGCCGTTGGAAGTGGCGAGCAACTTGCGGGAGTTCGGCGGCGCTGCACCGGGCAGCAAGGAAGCGGATTTGATGGAGCAAACGACAACCGCGCTGACCGCGATTGACCCGGAAGCTGCCCCACCGACACCGCAGGAGATTGGGAATGCCGCTTTCATCACCGGACAGGGTGCCGGGGTTGAAGGACTGGCGGAAAGCGTGGTGATCGAGCGGGAGCTTGCCGGGATTGACGCGGAGGATACGGCGGCTGTTGCGGCAGCGGATCAAGCGGTTTTGGATGCCAAGGCCACGGGTGACGCGGCGACGATCAAAGCGGCGGAGACGGCGCGTGAGTCGGTGATTGGAGGCCGCGCGCATCTTGTTCGCGCCGTGCTCAAGATAGCCTCCGGGCGGGACATTTCCACGCTGACGGACAACGAGCTTCGATCCATTGGCTACAAGGCGGACAAGGAAAAGCCGGGCGAGTATGTGGAGTTGGATGCGGATGAAGCCAAGGCGGCGGGCATCACAAAGCCGATGGTGCGCCGTGGCGCGGATGAGTCGGTTGTGATTACTGACGAGGCGCTGAAACGGGTCGAGGGCATTTTGCCGCGTGCTCGTGCCCGTGTGAAAATGGGCGAGACTGAGGCGCTGGACAAGGCGCAGCAACGCGCCAACACACCGGAATGGGAGGTGGACACTTCCGCCGGGCCGGTGCGCGTGAAAGCCACGTCCCCGGAGGATGCGGAGCGCATTGCGGCGGAGACTTCTCCGCTTGGGCAGACGGTTCGCCCCGGCAGCGCCAAACAGGTTTCTCCGTCGCCCGGAAGTGATTCGGGCAATGCTCCGGGGGGGGCTTCGCCTGTGAACCCGGCGGCGGGGAATCAATCATCCAATGAAACAGGCCAGCCACAAACGCCGCCGGGAGCGGCCAATCAGCAAACGGGAAGCGCGGGAAATCCAGCGGGAGCTTCGGGAGGAACTGCGAGTAATGCAGGAGGCGCGCAAGGTGCCGCCGGGCAGGGAAATGCGGTTCCGGGGGCAGGAAAATGGTCAATCGTAGATTCTGACGGAAACTACAAATCGACGTATGACACGCAAAAGGATGCCGAAGCCGCCGCTGAGTATTTGAACGGCGCGGACAAATCGGGGAAAACTTATTCTGTTCGCCCTGCCACCGCGGAGGAATCCGGCGGAGCTTCATCAACAGGAGGAAAAGCCGCACCGGGCACCAAAGCTTTAGCCGCGGCTCGCAAGCGCATTGAGCAGATTAAGAGCAAGAACAAACGTCTCGCGGATGCCATTATTGAGACACAAGACCCATCAATGTGGGCGATGATGTCCGAGGACGGGAAAAGCATTTACCTGAACGTCGAACGCATCATCAAGCGCGCCTTGGAGATTGGAATGAGCGAGGCGCAGGCCGCGCAATACTTCGCCCGCGTGCTCGATGAGGAAATCCGGCACATGGCGCACAATGATTCGGCGCGGAATCAGTATGCCAAAATCGCCAAGGAAGCCGGTATTCACTTCGATGAAAAAGCCTTTGAAAACTGGCGCGAGCAGCATTACGGCGAAATCTGGCAAAACGATTTTGTTGCCCCCGGCAAGGACAAGATCATCCGTGACCTTTACTCGCGGGACACGACAAAGGGGAAAACCCACAACTTTGATTCCCTTCCAGCATGGAAGAAGGCGTTTGAGGGAATCCGCGCGTTGAGTCAGGGAGATAAAGTCACCGAAGGCAGCAAACTATGGACTAACATCAGAGACACGCTCCGGCAGGCGATTGAGGCCGCGCTTGCGGCACTCAAAGAGTTCATCGACATCGCCTCACCCACTCTCAAGACAGAAATTCAGAATCTCGAAAATGCACTCAAGCAACTCAATAAACCACGCGGAGGAACTTCAAAAGCTGGTGGCAAAAAGCCCGCTTCCGGCCAAGCGGGTGCTGGAACTGGCGGGGCGGCCCCACAAGGCGGCGATAGCAGCCCTGACAGCAATGGCGGGACTCAGCCGCCACCAAGCGACGGCGCTGGTGCACCATTATCAGTCGGCGCGCGGGTGAGCTTTGTCTCGTCAAGCCCGGTGCTTGGCGATATGGCCGGTCAGCGGATTGAGGGGACCATTGCCATCTTGCAGAACGGCATGGCGCGCGTGCGGCCTGATTTCGACCCGTCGATTTCGGTCGCGGTGCCGGTAGATGAGTTGACGGTGGAGCAGGCGGCAAAACCGCAGGCTAAACCTGCTTCCAACGAGGTTGGCCGCAACAAAAACGGCGATCAGATTTTCACCGATGCGAACGGCGTGCGGTATCTTGAGGAAAACGGCTTCCGGATCAACCAGCCGGTTGACATGCGCCCGACGCGCGACGGTGTTGAATCCGTCCCGGTTTCGCCGCAGGAAATGTTCGACCGCGGCAATCTCCGGTTCCTGACCGAGACAGAGGTTGAGCAGATGCGCGCGGCCAAGGCGGCTGGCGGCAAGGATACCGAGTGGGAAGTTGCCAACATGGAACTTCTGTCGGAGGACCGCGCACGGATCAATGCGGCGCTGGTTGGGGATGAATCAGTGGTGAACGCGATTCGCAACAGCGACCCGCAGAACGCGCGCATTCAGATCACAAGCCGGGTTCGCGCAATCCTCGCAAAATGGCTCAACGCCCGTGAGATTGATCCGAAGTCCTACACCTATTTCAGCCGCATGGCTGACAACCCGGTGTGGATTGATTCGGTGTTCAAGTCGGTCGGGAAAGAGATTTCCGCGGGCACTCCGCAACAAACACCAACCCCGCCAACCAATGAAAAAGAAGGCCAAGGGCAAGGGCAAGCCGAAGGGCAAATGCTGACACCCCCGCCGTCCGGGGATAAATCCCCGGCGGCGCTCACCCCGGAAGAAGAACAGGCGAAGAAAGACCTGTTTGATGCTTTTGACGGTCTGGTAGATGGATTGGAAGCCGCCCCTCTGCCTGAACCGGAGTTCTACCGCGAGCGCCCGCCGACCGACCGCTTGCCGCAGATGCAGAAAGCGGCGCAATCGCTCATTTCCGCCGGGGTGGACACTCCCGGCAAGCTGGCCGAGTTCCTTGAGAAAGTCGCGCCGAACAAGCTCCGGCAGTTTTCGGAGTTCCTTTGGAGGCAGGTCAATTCCTTCCTCATGGGCGACACGGCGGCGGTGGATTGGAATGAAATCTACAACGCATCAACGAATCAGGATGCGACAATCAAAGTAGGCGATTGGGTCCGATTCAAGGATCGTCCGGATGAAGGTCCGTGGACGGTTTGGAGCAAGGACGGCGACCGTGTGAAGCTGGACAACAGCACGCGCAACCTTTCGTTCAACATCGACAACTTTGAGAAAGTCGATCCGCCGCAGGGGCAGGAGGAAGATGCCGATTTGAGAGATTCGATTCTTGGCCCTCCCATGGACGCGCCCGCCGAAGTGGTGCTTGATCGTCTCAAAAAACGCCTTCTCAAGCATGCCGAAGGCGGAAACATGGACCCGCACCAAATTGCCGGAACATGGTTTGAGATATTCTGGAATTTCAACGGTGATGGATACGCCACAATCCAAGGCCGAGGTCACAAGGTTTCCGCGAAAATATCCGATATTTTAAAGGGCAAAATTGGGGTTCAAGATTCAACGAATGAAGAATCCGCGCCGGAACCCGCCGCCGCCTATCGCCTTGCCTCCCAGCTTGCCGAGCGGATCAAACGCAAGGAAAAGACCAGCATTCAGGAACTCACCCGCATGGCGAGTGAGGTTTATGGAGGCAGGACCGGCGAAGGCTTCGACATCAAGACCGCTTATGACTCGGTGGAAATGGCAATCAACATCCTGATTGGAGAATCAGGCATGGAGGTCAACGTGACGCCGGAGCAGGCACGCCAGAACCTCGAAACCATCCGTGGCTGGCTAGAATACATCCCGACGCAGACGCGCCGCACGGGCGAAATGGATGCGATGCAACAATTTTCCACGCCACCCCATTTTTCCTACATCGCTTCATGGGTGGCGGCGGTTGGCAACAAGGACGTTGGATTTGAGCCGTCCGCCGGGCTTGGCGGGCTGGCCGCGTGGATGGCCCGCGCCGGGGCTGACGTTCGCCTCAACGAACTGAGTCCGCGCCGCCGTGAAATGCTCGACCAGATGCACATTGGCCCGCCCGCCACCGGGCATGATGCCGGAGTGCTTCACTCCCTGCTTTTGCCAGCGATCAACAACGGCAGTATGCCGCAGCCGACGATTGTGGTGATGAATCCGCCGTTTTCCAACAACGCGGCGGGCCGGAAAGACTTGCTGACCGGCGCGAAGCACATTGACGAAGCTCTCAAGCTCCTGCCTCCCGGCGGGCGCTTGGTTGCCATCGTGGGCGAGGGCATGGCGCTGGAAGCTCCGAAATACAAGCCGTGGTGGGATCGCATCCGCCGCGATTACAACGTCCGCGCCAACATCCATGTCGATGGCCGCGAATACGCCAAGTATGGCACGACCTTTTCCAACCGGATTCTCGTCATTGACAAGGTGCCCCCGACCGGCGAAAGTATCGTCGGAGGCGAGGTCACACGAATCGAGGATTTGATTCCACTTCTCGACCCGGTAAGAACAACCCGCCCGACTCCAAATGAAAACGCTGCAATACCCGGAAATCCATCGCCACCCAATCAACAAGGCGGCATCGCTCCGACTCCGCAAGGAGGGAATGGACCGCGCGGCACCCCAAGAACTCCCGGTTCTCGCACTGGCTCGGGAAGTGCTGGTCAAGGAGGATCAGGAGGACTCGGAAGCGGCAATAGCACTAACTCTGGTGGACAGGTCAATGGAGGAAGCAACGCAACTGATAGCGGAAGCGATAACACCGGAACAAATCCTGACGGACAACCTTCAGGACGTGGCGGACAGGATTCTAGCGGAACTGCTGCCAAGCTAGACACCGAGGTTGAGCGCGACGAGGCATCGGCTGAGCGCAATGTGGATGAAAACGAGGTTTTCACCGATTACACGCCGACGAAGTTCCGGCTGAAAGGATCACAGCCGCACCCGACCACGCTGGTTGAGAGTTCGGCCATGGCAACGACCGAGTTGCCAGCATCCACGGTCACGCTCAATCTTCCAAAGGAAGTCGTGACATCCGGCGAGCTTTCCGACGCGCAGCTTGAGGCCATTGCCTATGCGGTGCAGGCGCATGAGTCCGTGTTTGAAAACGGAGAGCGGCAGGGCTTTTTCATCGGTGATGGAACCGGCGTCGGCAAAGGCCGTGAAATTGCCGGGACCATCCTTCACAACTGGCGCGAAGGACGGCGCAAGGCTGTTTGGATCACAGAGAAAAAGGATTTGGTGAAAGATGCACGGCGCGACTTTGACGGCATCGGAGGCAAGGATGTTTCTGTGTATGACATGGCAAAAAACGTCCCAGCGCCACAAGGCGATGCGGTTGCGTTTTTGACGTATGACGGGTTGAAAGGAAATTTTGACGGCTTGACGCCAGATGGCGGAATCCGGAAATCTGACGCCAAAAAACCCGCTCGCATCCAAAACCTTCTCAACTGGCTTGGCGCGGATTTTGATGGGTTGATCGCTTTGGACGAAGTTCATAACGCGGGGAACGCGCTGGCGATCAGAGGCAGTCGTGGAACCAAGCAACCGTCACAAAAGGCCATTGCCGTAGTTGAGTTGCAAAAGGTGTTCCCGAAAGCTCGTTTCCTTTATGTTTCAGCCACCGGAGCGACCGAACCGAACAATCTGGCGTTTGCCTCGCGTCTTGGCATGTGGGGGCCGGGCAAGGCGTTCCGTGATGCCGTCAACTTCTACAATCAGATCAAATCCGCAGGCATTTCCGCCATGGAGATTGTCGCCCGCGACTTGAAAGCGATGGGTCTTTACGTTGCCCGCACGCTTTCCTTCAAAGGGCAGGATGGCGGCGAGTCGGTCACATTCACACGGCTTGAGCACAGCCTGACGCCAGATCAGGAAACCATTTACGGGAAAGCAGCGGAAGCATGGCAAACGATTTTCGCCAACATCGACCGCGCGCTTGCTGTGACAGGAGCAGCAAATAGCTCAAGGGCAAGAAACGCCGCCGCGTCCGCGTTTTGGGGATCGCAGCAACGGTTTTTCAACGGCTTGCTTACCGCAATGCAGATGCCTTCCGCGATTGCGGACATGAAGCAGAAGCTGGACGAAGGCGGGTCAATCGTAATCCAGTTGATAAATACCAACGAGGAAGCGTTGAACCGTGCAATCGCCCGCGCGCTTGCTGAAAATCCAACCAACCCGGATTACGAGAATGTGGACCTTTCCTCACGTCAGGACATTCTTGAGTTCATCCATAGCTCCTACCCTGTGAACCAATACGTTGAAGTTCCTAACGGAGTTGATTCGCAGGGGAATCCAAAAACTCAATGGGTTCTTCTCACAGATGAAGAGGGCAACGCAATTCCCAACCCGCAGGCTGTTGCCATGCGCGATGCCTTGCTTGATGAAATGGCAAGGCTCCCATTGCCCGATCCTCCGCTTGAGCAAATCATCAGGACGTTCGGCGCGGAAGCGGTTGCTGAAATCACCGGTAGGGACAGAAGGCTTATTGAAAAAACGGACGACCGAGGAAGCACCCGGAGAGTGGTTGAAAGACGCAACGATTCAAAACGCGAAAAAGAGAAAAACGATTTCCTCGACGGCAAGCGCCGTATCCTCATGTTTTCGGACAAAGGCGGAACCGGATTCTCCTATCACGCTGGGGCGAACTTCAAGAACCAGCAGAAACGCTATCAATACGTCGTGCAGGCTGGTTGGCGTGCGGACAAGGCAATTCAAGGGCTTGGCCGGACCCACCGCGCCGATCAGGTCAAGACTCCGGCATTCATCCTTGTTTCCACCAACGTCAGCGGGCACAAACGGTTCATTTCCACCATCGCGCGGCGCTTGCAACAGCTTGGCGCGCTGACCTCCGGCGAGCGCAAGACCACCGGGCAGGGCTTGTTTGATGACAGCGACAACATCGAGGATGCTTATGGTGACAGCGCCGTGACGAGGTTTTTCTTTGACCTGTTCCGCGGCGAGATTCCGGGGCTTGGATTTGACGACATCACAAGGAAACTTGGATTCCAAAAAACAACAATTGACCCGATAACTGGAGAAGAAGTCACAATCAACAAGCTCTTGGATGATGCGGGATTGCTGAATACAAGCAAGATTCCGGAACTTAGCCAGTTCCTAAACCGCATCCTCGCGCTGCCGATCCAAGAACAAAACTCGGTGTTCGACGCCTTCATGGAGCGCCGCGAGGTCTTTATCCGGGCGGCGAAAGAGTCCGGAAGCTATGACGCCGGGGTTGAAACCTTCAACGCGGACGAGCCGGAAGTCGTGGCGGATGAAGCGGTGTATCAAGACCCCAACTCGTCAGCGGCGACACGGCTGGTTGAAATCAAGTTCAAGCGGTTCTTCTCCTACAACGATTTCGATTTTGTCACCAGCCTTGCCAAGAATCCGAAATACGTCGTTTCCCGCGACGGAAAGCGTGTCTATGCGCTGGGTCAAACGGACTTGAACGTGACCATGGATGATGGTCGGGTGCTTCCCGGCTTCAAGCGGTTCACTCTCAAAAACGTCTCCATCGAGCCAAAGGAAAACTACACGACCGGCCCTCGCCCCGGAAAGGCCAAGGTTGGCGACCAGTTCACCCACAATGGCACGCAATGGGAGTTGATCGAAATTGACAGCGAGAACGGCAAAGCCCGGATTCGGGAGGTTGGCGTGGACCGGGAGAAACAGGCAATGCCGACCGGCGAGCTTCGTTCCCTCTACGAGCAAACCGGCAACGTGGTTGATGGCGTGAATGAGAACTCCCACTACGTTCCGGACTATTTCGAGTTGGATCAGGCCGAGGCGCAATCCGAGTGGAATCGCCTGCTTGCCGCCGAACCGAAGTTTGAGGAAAAGAACGCCACCTTCATTGTCGGATCGACGCTGCCAATCTGGCACCGCATCCCGTTTGCCAACAAGCAGGTCAAGCGGGTGAAGATGGATGACGGAAGCTCGTTCCTTGGAATGCTCGTGCCGGAGGACAAGGTGGACGACACCCGCGCCCAACTCGGTGCTTCCGCATCGGAAGTCACCCCGGCCAAGGCCCGCGCCGCCATCATCGAGCGCGGCGCGCGTGTGGAACTCTCAAACGGCTGGGTGATGAAACGCACCAATTCGGCTGGCGAGCAACGGATTGAGGTTGTCGGCGTGGATCACACGCAATGGGGAACCGGCACGGAACCGGCGTGGAACCGCTACGGCTACATCGAGCGGATCAACTTTGCCCCGCGCTACTTCCTCCGCACCGACCTCGACTCAATCGACAAGCTCTTGCGCTACGCGCCAGCGGTGCAGATTGTTGAAGGCCTCCAAGCCGCCGAACTCCCCGCCCTCCGCGCCGACTCGCCGGAGTGGAAGTCGATGAGCAAGGCACAGCGCGCGGAGTACCTTAAAAAAAAAGGCGGTTTGGAAGCCGCCCCACTCCCTGAAACCGACGCCAACATCGGGCGTCTCCGCAGCAAGATTCAAGGCGGGATGAACAAGCCGCTTCTTGATGAAGCTCGCCGCCAGCAGGCCGCGTTTGGCAACATCAGCACGCCGCGCCTTGCCAATCCGGGCAACACCGAGCGGAGCCGGGCGGAACAGGACATTGTGGATGCGCTCTATGAGCACGAGCGGCAGGTTCGCAAGGACCGCGACGTATTTGCCGAAGCGCGCCGCCGCGTGAACGACGACCCCAAGGGGGTTGAGGAAAAGCTGTTGCAGATTGCCGAGGGCAAGACGTTCGCCACCGACGACGCGGATCACGTCGCGTTTGCCATGCTCATCAACCAGCGCGCCGCCGAGGCGGGCAACGACTTGACGAAACATGAAGCCAACATGGCGCTACGCATGGCCTACCGTGCAATGCGCGCCGACACCGCCCGCGAGCTTCGCATCGGCTACGACAAGTTTATGAAGCCGGAGGAACGGGCGCGGAAGGCGATTGCCGACGCGATTTACACCCCGACGCTGGCGATTGAGAAACGCGCGGCGCAGTTGAATTTCAGCCCGGAGAAGCAACGGGAATACATCCGGCAGGCCGCGAGCGAGCGGTTGCAGACCATCGAGAAGGCGCTGAAAAAAATGGGCGTCACGCTGGACGAGATTCTTTCCGGCCAAGCGTTCCTCAGCCTGTCGCAAAACGCCATTCTCAAGCAGGCGCTCGCCGTGCGGACGGCGGAAGAGCGGATGGTGGTCAAGATGCTGCAAGCCAAGACGCCGCTTGAGCGCATCAAGAAAAAGACCGGGTTCACCGAGGAACGCATCGAGGGAATCCGCGCGATGCTCTACGAGGAACTGCTTGAAAAGGCCAAGGAGAAGGTCCGCGCGGGCATGAAGCTGGAAAACTTCAAGGATGCGATGAAAGGGCTGCAAGCCGCCCCACTTCCGGGCGCAGGGCTGACCGAAGAGCAGATTGAGGCGGAAGCGCGCCGGATCGTGGAAATCGGGTTTGGCATCCCGCGCGAGACGCCAAAGGCATCCGTCGCCAAGCCGAAGCGGATCAAGCCCAAGGCTGACACCGACCCGCATCAAGCCGACTGGACCCGCCCCGTGTTCACGGATGGTCTGAATGACTACGATTTCGACACCAAGGACCGGGCGGAGATTATGAAGCGGGTGGAGGCCATCCGTGGCATCGCCAGCGCCACCGGCAAGATCAACACGCTCACCGGCAAGAAGAAGGCGCAGGCGGAGGCGCTTTTGAAGGAGATTGACGCCATCCTTGCCAAGTATGGCACCGACTCGGAGAAAATCTTTGAGGCTGCAAAGCCGGTGGAGGAATACGCTTTCAACATCCACGACCGGGCGCACGTCGCCGCCATCGCCCGCGCGATCCAAGCGATTGACGCCGACATCGTGGACAAGGGACTTGAGTGGGTTTATTCATCCATCCTTTCCGGCATCCAGACGATGACGGTGAACGCCACCGCGGCAATCCCGGCGGCATGGGATATGACTGTGGGCCGCGGCTTTGAAATGGCGGTCAACGCCCTGTTCCGCGACAAATCTTCCTCCACGCCGAACGAGGTCAAATACATCCTCAAGGCCGCGCGCCCGGCGCTCGCCCGCGCCATGTCCAACGCATCCGCCACATGGGGCAGCGAGCTTCCCATGTTCGATGAGGATTTCTTGGGCAAGGCCGCGGACCTCGACAAGCTGTTTGACGGCCACGCGCCGAAGATTGGCGTGATTGGCGGCACCAAGGGCCGGATCATCCGCGTGCCGCTCCGCATCCTGCTTGCGACCGACGAGTTCAACCGCACGGCAATCGCGGTGGCGGAAGTGGGAGCGATGGCCTACCGGGTGGCGCAGGCGCAAGGACTCAAACCCGGAACGCCGGAGTTCGACAAGTTTCTCGCCAAGGAGGTCAACACAGCGGGCAGCTACTCCGCCAAGCTCGCCGCGGAAAAAGCCAGCAAGCTGATTTTCACCAACCCGCTGCCGGGGCAAACCAATCCCATCACGGACGAGCGCGCTCCCATCGAGGGGATTGGCGACGTGGTTGGCGCGGGCGCGGCTTTGCTCAACTCGCTTGTCACCACCAAGACCGACAACCTGTTTGCCAAGGCGTTGCTCGCCATTCTCCGCGTGAGCTTCTTCCCGTTCCAGCGCACGCCGTTCAACCTGATTCGCCGCGGCGTCCGCCACACGCTCAATCCCATCAGTTTGATCGACATTGCGGTGTTGATGACAAAGAACTCAATCACCGTTGATACCAACGGCAAAATCCGGTGGAAGTGGAATGCGCGTGGCCGCAACCCGGAAATCGTGGTTCGCCTCGCGCAGCAACTCCAAGGCGCGACTCTGCTTGCCGCCCTGATGTCGATGGCTGCCGGGGAGGGCGACGAGGACGATCAGGACAAGCCCATCCTCATCACCGGAAGCCAGCCGTTCACCCTGAAAGGCATGGCCGAGCGGGAAGCGCAAATGCGCTCAGGCCTTGGCCCCTACCGCATTTCCTTCCGCCGCAAGGATGGGTCCGAGCGGTTCGGATTCAACTATGGCAGGCTTGAGCCGCTCGCCACCACGCTTGGCACCACGATTGACTCCCTCAAGGCATACAAGCGCACGAATCGCGCCGGGGCTGATGGCGCGGGAGTTGCCTCTTCCGTCCTTGGCGGACTGGTGGCGCAGGCGCAGGACAAGACCTATCTGCAAGGATTTGCCGACTTGTTCAGTCTCGTCAACAACGCGCTCGAAAGCGATGAGAGTCTGAAAGACAACCGGAAGTTCCAGCAGTTCATGGCAAGCCGCGTGGCGATGGCGTTCCCGAACATCATCAAGCAACCGATCCGCGAGACCGACCCCATGTATCGCGCCCGCGCGGAGGACTTCATGCAGGAGCTTCTTTATCAGGCCGCGCCCTACGGCCAGAAGGAAGCCAAGGCCGATCCATACGGACGCTTGGCGGAAAAGACCGGCAATCCGGTGGGCCGCGTGTTTGACGTGACGGACGCGGGAACCGACCCGGTAAATCCCTACGACAAAGCGCTTCTCCGCTGGCGCGACTCCGGCCAAGGCAAGCCGTGGTTCCCCGCTCCGATTGTCAACGGCAGCTTCAAGAACAACCGCACCGGCAAGGAGCAGGACATGACGCAGGATCAGCTTGCCGAGTTCCGCAACATCGCCGGAAAGCGCGTCACCGCCATGCTCAAGCGCGAGGCCATCAACCTTGAAAGCCCGACCATCATCGACATCGAAAAAATCAAAGACGCTCATTCCAAAGCTCGCTCCGAGGCCAAGAAGATGATCGCCTACAAACATTCACGCTAACCCCAACGAAACGTAAAGGCCATGATCCAAGAACAAGTTGAGAGAATCATCGAACCGAAGGAAGGCGAGCAGCCGATACAGGACGACGGGCTTACCCCGTTGATGCCGTTTCCCACCTCCTACCTTCTCAACCGCGATCAGGAGGACGAGCTTGTGACCCACGCCATGCGGCGGCTGGAACAGCTTGAGCGGGAAACCGGGCGCGACGTGTGCGAAGGCGAGTGGTGGGGCAAGGATGCCCAAAACATCGAGATTCGTGACATGGAAGGCGTGGGCGGCGTGGAACAGACATGGATGGGCAAGCGCCACCTGTATGACCTCACCTACAAGAACGACGTTTCATGGCGCAGCCGTTTGCTTGGCGGAATTTTCGCCACGAGCAACCTCGTGGTGCCAGCCGTGCGCCGCGTGTGCCGCCAGATGATCGCCCGCGCGGTGAATTACTTTTTCGGGACCGATCCATGGTTTGCCATCTACCCGGTCGGGGCGCTCGACCGCGACCGCGCGGACAAGGCTGACCGCTACATCCGGTGGAAGATGGATCAGGCCAAGCTCAAGCGGAGCGAGGAACAGGGGATTGAGCGGGCGTTCATCATCGGTGAGGCCGTGGTGAAAACCTCATGGGCGAACCGGGCGCAGATTTACAAGACCCGCGCCCGCGTGCTCGTGGATGAAGTTGGCGCGGACATCCTTGGCGCGGATGGCGATTACATTCTTGAAGATGACCCATGGATTGCCGAGGCAATGGAAGACCCGGCCACCGGGGAAATGGTCCCGTCCGGCCAGATTGTCCTCAAGCGTGACGGCGCGACCCCGCAGCCGGAGCCGATGATTTTCACGGAAAAGGTAATCACCCGCCGCATCACCCACTACAAAGGCCCGGAGGCGAAGGTGATTCACTTCATGGATTTCCTTTGCCCGCTTGAAGCGGAAAGCATCCAGCAGGCGGATTGCGTGGTGCATCTTTACGACATGCCGCTGATGGACTTGGCGGACCAGTGGAAGAAGAGCATCGACGCGGGCGCAAGCGCGGAAGTGAAAGCGGAGTCAACCCGCCGCGCCATCGACTTGATTCGCACGCTTGCATCTTCCTCCGGCCAGCCAAAAAGCGCGCAGAACTCTGACAATGTGGATGAAACCACCGGCAACGGATCGCGCGACGAGCAGGTTCAGCCGGTCGTTGAAATCGCGGAGTTCCATCTCCGCTACGATTGCGACGGCGACGGCATCCTTGAGGATGTGATGCTCGTGGTGGACCGCCGCAGCCGTACGCCAATCTTCTACGATTACGAGGCCAATATCACCGCGGACGGCTTGCGTCCGTTCTCGGTGATCCGCGTGAACGAGGTTCCGGGCCGCTGGTATGGCATCGGTGCCATGGAAATGTTCAACACTTCCCAGCAGATTCTTGACCTCCTTATCAACCGTTGGAACTTCGCCAACTCGAAAGCCGCGCGCGTGGACTTCTGGAATCCGCACAACACGCTTGAGGGCCGCGCCAACCCGCACCTTGAGTTGAATTGGGGTGGCACCTACACCCCGGCCCCCGGCAAGACCGCCAAGGACTGCTTGGAAACCGTCTATCTGGAAAACAACACCGCCGACCAGATTCAGGAACTTGCTGAGTTCTTCATGCAGATGATGATGAATGAATCCGGAGTGATGAACGGCAACGACGGACAAACCGCCGGGCTGGAATCATCCAAACTCGCCACCGGAATCCGCAACATCGAGAAAAGCGGGCAGGAACTTTTCAGCCTCTACCTTGGACACCTTGAGCCGGGCGTGAGTGAGACGCTGACAAAGATGGTCAAGATGATGATGAGCCGCCTCGATGGCATGGAGGTCTATCGCTATTTCGAGGAAGGCGAGGGCGGCGAGGGCATGGGTGAGTTCCGCGAAATCAACCCCGGCGACATTTCCAACATGGAACTGGATACCCGTATCCTGCTTACCCGCTACCGCGGCGAGCAGATTCTTGAATCCTCCATCCGCGCATGGGAGATTGTGGAGAAATACTATGCCCAGCCGAGCATTGACGTGCAGATGCGGACGCAAAATATGGCAATCGACATCCTCAAGGCGCTGCAAGTTCCGAACGCGGACAAGGTGATCGAGCCGCTGCCGCTCCAAGCAATGCCCACCGGCCCGGTTGACGCCACCGGAACCGCGCAAGCCGTCGCTCCGAAACCACGTCAATCCACCCCCAACCTATGACAACCGACCAAAAGGCTGAACTGATGCGAACGGCTGAAAGGGCCGTTCAAGACATGGAGTTTCTTTCCAAGTGCGACGAGTTCAAGCGGTTCATGGATCACTTCCGCAATCGCTCGGACAAACTGGCGGATGAAATCCTCCATGGCGACATGCAGGATGATGAGCGGGAGAAGAAACGCCAGTTCCGGCTTGGAATCCTTGAGGTTCTACGCGGAATGAGCGAAATCCACGCGGCCAATTCCATCATCCTCCGCAATCAGGGTTAAGCTCCCGGCCCTCCGTTTGCAGGCGCTCCGGTGGCAGTATTCCATGCCGGATCGCCCGCGGAAGTTTGGTATGGAAACCACTCGGTTGCGGTGATGGTGAGAGATGCGGATATTGTGGGATAGCCAGCTAGTCCAGCGGCCCATGCTTTGATAGGGATTGGCGTCGGAGACGATGCAAGCACAAGGTCGGCGTCAAATTCCAAAGTATCCGAGGCAACAATACTATGCAATCTTGGATCCGAACATCCAGAGACAAATGGAACGGGCGGATCGTCGGTCCCGTCGGTTCTAAAGTCAAACCAACCCTGAAGCCAGAACTTTCCGTTTTCGTCTTCAAAAATCGGAACGTGGTCAAATGTTCCAATCCAGCCGGGGAAGCCCGGACCGATACGGATCGGTGCCAGCCTGGACTTCCACCATTCATGGCTGACATTTTCAAACCAAAACGATGCCTCTGTGTTTCCGTTTTCATCAGTCCGATGGGTCTTGAACACTTCCAATTCCGTGGGCAAACCCCATTCCGGTTTTTCAAGGCGCATCAATCCGCTTCCTGTTTTGGTTACAATCGTTGGAGCGCTATCGACCGCGGCTTCGATTTCCAGCGTCCAATCCAACTGCACTACGCGATAAAGAAGTTCCACCACCGCATGCAATGGCAACGGCCCAATGAGAAATCCGGTAGGGAACTCGAGCCCGGTTTGAAGATCGGCCAAGTCCTTCCTGATGGTCAGATAAGGCCATGGATATTTGCTCCTTGATGACCTGCTTCTCCATGTGATCCTTTGACTCATAGGCTGTCCTTGTGAACTGGCGATGATTCAAAAACCCGCACGGCGGCACCGTTTAACAATCCATGAGTGAGCATTTGCGCTGTGAAAGCCGCTTGTGACGCGGTTGCCGTGTCGTCCACCTCGTCCACCTTGCCAATCAAAAGCCGCGCCTTGTTTTGTTCTCCGGAATCATTAAAGCTGACTTCATTCGTGTTGGTCGATGCGGGCGAAATGGCGGAAAGCGTCCAGTTGCTTGGTTCCATGGCATCAATATCGCATTCAAGCACGATGAATTGCGCGCTTGAAAAGGTGTTCCATGCGTCAAACCCGGCTGCAACAATATCCGCCTCGCTGCCATTGGTCCCATCCGTGACAGAACTGCCCTCATAACCCACCAGCCATTCATGGATGCCCTCAACCGTTCGGACGAAAAGCTTGAACGGGTGATTGAAAACTCCGGCTACCTCGTCCGCAGGAACAGCCCCAAGCGTCATTGCCGGAACCATCCATTGATTGTTGAACCCGGTGATGCCGGATGGCGTTTGCACCACTTGGCGTTCAGCCCCGCGCAGGAGATTGACAATCGTGGCAAGCTCCCGCTCAAGAGCCGCTATGCGCTGTTCGGCATTGGCAAGTTCGGTTTGCAGGCGAAAAGAATCGTCCATGACGCATAGAAACTGCATTTGCAGAATTTTTGCAATTTCAATCTTGACGAAACGTAAAGACTGACGCCCATCGTGCTCATGTCAGACACAACTCAGGCGCAAGCCGACTTGCCGGACGACCAAGTGACGGTTTCCGATCCATTGGACGCGGAAAACTCCACCAATGGTGGGATGAGTGATCTTGCAAAGTTTGAAGAGGAAATGGCCATCATGGACATGACCCCTGCTCCACAGGAACAAGGCGAAACGCCTGAGAATGGGGAAGAAGGAGAATCGACCGAGGGCCAGCCATCCGAAGAGAACGAACAGGAATCACCCGAAGAAGAATCTGACGAGCCGGAGGAATCCGAGGACGAGCCAGCAGCCAACACGTCAAACCGCTTCCGCATTCGTGCGAAAGACGACGTTGAGGCCGAGGCGCTTGCCCTGCGGAAACGCCACCCGGATTGGTCGCTTGAGAAGTGCATTGCTTCGGCAAAAGACATTTTGGGCGTCAAGCCGGAATCCGGTGAGCAACATCAGGATTCACCACAGCAAGCCGATACGGGCGAGAGCATCGAGGCGCAACTCAAGGAACTGCGGCAAAAGCACAAAGAGGCTACAACCGCGCTGGAATTTGAGTCCGCCGCCGATATTTTTGAGCAAATCGAGGCGCTGCGCGACAAGCAAGTGGTTGTTCGCATTTCCGAAATGCAGGAGAAATCCCGCGCGGAACAGCGGCAAGCCGAGGAATACGACAGGAAATGGGACGAAAGCGAGCGACAAGCCGTGACGTTCTACCCTGCCGCCAAAGACCCCAATTCAGCACTTTCCAAAAAGATCGCGGAGTTGGATCAGCGGATGAAAGACCTTGGCGACGACCTGTTTTTCGATCCTGAAAAGCCGTTCGTACTGGCGAAGGAAGCCGCGCGAATCCTCAAGGTTCCCATGGCTGACCCCAAAGCCGCAAAAGCGGCCAAGTCTGTTTCTTCTCCGAAAAGCCCCATCGAGCCAGCAAGCGGAAACGCTCGCACAACCCCCGTCAGCCCTACCAAGCGGCTTAATGAGGAGTTGGATGCTCTGGACAGCCTCGACGCCTTTGAGGCGCACGTTGGCGCGATGAGCTTCGGATAACTACCTCGTTTGCCCAGCGGTGGAGATGGCGGGTTTCCCGGTCCCAAAAGGACTTAACAACCAAACCATCAACCAATTACCACCATGGCATACGACATTACACCCGCGACAACGAAAACCACGTTGTACGCACAAGACGCCGCCTCTCTCCGCCAGAAATGGCACAAGGGGGCGCTACTGGCCGAAGAAGAGGAAGATTTCTTCCAACAATTTGAAGGCAACATGCGGGCACCCATTTGGGTGCAAAACGACCTCTCCAAAGGAGACGGTGCCAAGATGACCTTCACCACCACGTCCGGATACTACGGCGAGGGCAAATACGGTGAGGAACTCTTTGAAGGTCCGTCAGACTACGAGAAGGATGACATCGACTCGTTCGACCTCAACGTGGACTTCATCCGCAACGCGGCGTCCCGTTCCAAGCGTGCGGACGAAATCATGGGCCTCATGGACGAGCTTAAATCGCTCGTGCCCGTCAAACTTGGCAAGTGGCTGGGCCGCACCAAGCGCGACAACATCATGGGCTTGTGCGTCCTCACCCTGCCGCAAGAAAACCGGATTTATGCCGGTGGCAAAACGCTTGCAACCCTTGGCACCGCTGACGTTCTTTCATGGGACGACATCGTGACCACGGGTGCCGCGATGAAGCCGCTCGGTGGCCTTCCGGCCAACATTTCGCGCGATGGAGCGGTGCCGATCTGGTCACAGACTTTCATCCCGTCCGAAACCGGCGCGCTTTCGCTGCGACTCGACGCGGATTACAAGTCTGTCCTGTCCAGCGGTGACGTTCGCGGTCGCGGCAACACGCTCTTCAAGGGCGGTTATCCGTCGATTGACGGCCACACTATCGTTCCCCACAACGCCCTCAACCATGCGGGCAAGGGCGCGGTTGGTTCGTTCCTCGCTCCCGAAGCCTATCTTGGCGTTTCCATCGCCGCAGGTAGCGACGCCGCGCGGGTTCTTACTGGTGGCGGCACTGACAACGCTGACAACAGCTTGACCGGAACCGGAAAACCGTTGTGGTTCAAGTATTTCGGAGGCCACGACTTCAAGTTTGTGGACACCGGAGCACTTGACGTTTCCGCATCGGCCATCGGTGACGTTGCTGGCCCGTATTACGCGATCATCTACAACACCAGCGGCACCGATGCTGGCAAGTGGGGCTTCGTGAAATACACCACCGGCAACGATGGCAACAAGATCACCATCTTGGAGTTCCTGTGTGATACGGGTGCGGCTGCCGCCGGAACCTATCGCAAAGGCACCGTGGGGTCTGTCACTTGGTCCGCTGGCGTCAATACTGAAAAGTGGGACTCCGGCGCGCTTATCATCCCGGCCAACATCAAGGGAGTGCAAATCGGTCACACCCTCGCCCTTGGACGTGCTGGCATCCTCCGCGGCTACGGCTCCGCCCGTGCGCAGCGCGACATCGAGATGGACAACGGCAACTTCATCAAGCGCGTGTTCATCATGTCGGTATTCGGTCAGGCGCTCCGCAGGGACCGCAAGAACCGCGTTCCAGCGGTGGCATTGCTCACCCACGCCTTGAGCCGCCCCGGCATCAAACTGCCGACCGTGGCTTAATCCACACCCAGCCGGGGGAGGCAACACCTCCCCCGGCCAACCTTTCCCCCTTTTTCCATGAAAGCCGTATTCCGAGTTTCCAACCGTTTGCGCGCAGCCGCGCCTATCCCTCGTGATTTCCTTCCAATCCCCGGCATCGAGCATGTCGGGCTTTGCTACCAGCAACGCATCATCACCGATCCGGAAGAGTTCAACGCGACACTGGCAAGGGTTTTGGACCCGCGCTTTCAAAGCCGCGGAGCGGTGATCCAGCCATACATGCTGACCGCCTCCGACGTGGCGGGACTTTCCGCAAAGCCGGTTCCCGCTCCCGCTCCTGTTGAAGCGCCGCCCCCGGTTGAAGAAGTCGCCTCGTCCCCGAAATTCCGCACGGAAGGGGATGACATTTTCATGGGCAACGAGCGCGTGGGTGGGATTTACGAAACCGGCTTCCGCTGTGCCAAAGGTCATGCCGAACTCCGCGAGGAAATCGAGGCATGGCTCAACACCCAACCTGAATCACCACAATGAGTGCTTTTTCCGATTTCCTTGAAAACGAGTTGATGGATCACATGTTCCGCAACTCGGTTTATTCCAAGCCCGCGTTGCATTTCGCCCTGTTTACCGCCGCGCCAAGCGATTCCGGCGGAGGAACGGAAGTGACTGGCGGCAGCTACGCGCGTGCCACCGTCACCAACGACAACACGGCTTTCCCGCAATGCGCGGCCACCGGCACACCGACCAAGACCAACGCGCTGGCAATTACCTTCCCGACCGCATCGGCGGCATGGGGGACGGTCACGCATTGGGGCATTTTTGATGCTTCAACCTCTGGCAACCTGCTTGCGCATGGCGCTCTTGCCTCCACCCGCACGATTGCAAGCGGAGATGTTCCGCGTCTTGCGGTGGGAGCCATTTCCTTGACCATGAGCAACGCCGTATCCGGCGGCTTGACGGACTTCGCCAAGCGTAAGTTGCTCGACCACGTTTTCGGCGGTCCCGCTTACACCCCTATTGCCACGCTCTACACCGGACTTGGCACGGCTCTCAGCGGCGAAACCATCACCGAATGGGCGGACACCGCTTACACCCGCCAAGCTACCGCGTTTGACGCGGCATCCGGCGGCGCATGTATCAACGCCGATGCGGAAACCTACACGGACGGAGGCGGCGCGGATGATGTCGCCACCCTGACCCACTTCGGGGTTTGGGACGATTCCGGAGCGGGCAACCTGCTGGCCGTTGGTCCGCTGGGAGCATCCCGCTCCATCGTCGCAACCGACGCCGTGACCCTGCCTGACGGTTCTCTTTCGATTTCACTCCAATAATCTCCATGGTTGATGTTGATGCCAGTTTCTCAACTTCACTGGTTCCGGTTGTCGCAGTCACTTCCGGAACCGGGCGCATTGTAGCCGCTGGATTTTCAACCGATCTGGTGGCGCTTGTGGATTTGCAAAATGTCAGAAGCCGCACGGCATCGGCAAATTTCATTTCCTCGCTCGATGCGAATGTTTCGCTGGATGATGCCAGCGTAACCACTCGCCAGCTATCCGCCTCGCTCATTACTTCGCTCAATGCTTCCGTGAGCCTGTCCGGAGCAAGCGACCGGCGCGGGCGGACGGTTTGCGAGCTTGTGAAAGAGTCGCTTTCCTTGTGGGGGTTCCTGTGCTCGAAAACCGCCCCGCGCTACGCGCTGGATCGCGCCATCACGGACTTGAACACGGCCATGCAAATGGTCTGGAACAATGCGGAAGGGCATGACTATTGGAGCAATGAGGCGCTGACGATTCCGCTCAACGACGGGGAAGATGAATACACGCTGCCGGACAGCGTGCAAAATGTCGTTGGCCCGTGCCGCCGGGCGGATAACAACCGCCCGCTGACCCCGCTCAACTCCATTGGCGAGCTTGAGACGTTCGTGGACCTTTACTTGAATGGCGAAACGGCATCCGAGCCGCTTGCCTACCATGTTGACCGCTACAAGCAAAGCGCCGACGATCCGGCCAAGTGCGTGTTCCGCGTGGTCCCGGCTGTCTCCGGTGCGACGGTCAGCTTCACGCTGGAAGTGGTGAAGGAGTGCCCGCGCTACACCGTGGACGACCTCAACACCTGTCCGCTGGTCCCGATTCCGCACCAGTATGCGGAAACCCTGCTTATCCCGATCATCCGCTATCACGCTTCATCCTATTACCTGTTCGCCGCTGCGGATCAGACGCAAAAAGAAACCATCGACCGGGAGTATGTCCAAGCGCGCATCGCCCTTGGGCTGGCTGACCCAAACCCGGTCAAGATGAGAGAAGGGGGTGAGGTATGAAAGCCATCGCCCTTGGGAACCGGCTGGCGCGTGACCTTGGCGGCACGTTCACCGAAATGGATGCCGATGCACGGCTGGAAGTGCTCGATGCGATCAACGGCGGGCTGCAAAAGCTCCATGCCGTCGCCTCGCATGAATCCAAGATCACCACGGCTGGCATTTACCTCCCGGCCCCGTCCACGGTTTCGCTCGGTCTTACCAACGGCAGCGCCACGGTGACGGGACACACGTTCACCTCGGAAGACTTTTATCGCACCATCCGGATCGACGGTGATCCGATTGACAACCAAATCATTTCCGAAACTGAACTGCTGCACCCATACACCGGATCGACCGGCACGGTGGACGCGATCATTTACAGTGATGCCGCCACCGTGCCTGAGCCATACGATGAACTTGTCGGCAACCCTTTCATCATGGAAACCCGGAGCGAGCTTTTCCCGTTCCAGCCTGTTGCCGATCCCTACTCCACCCGGCACATTTGCGAGCCTGAGCTTTACCATGTCGAGGCAAACGCCCGGAACCAAAACCCGCCAGCGCCATCGGTGATCCGGTTCAACTCATTGCCGGGAGTCGCTTACCGGCTGTCTGCAAAATTCACGCTGGCCCCGGCGCGCATCGCTTTCTCCGATTTGCTTTCGCCCGGCGCGGATATTCCGCTGCGGGAGGAACACGTTGAACTTTACCTGTTGCCTATCGCCCGCGGCCTGCTTGCGCTTTCCGACCGATGGAAGAACCCGGACACTCGCGGGGCTGCCGCCAAGGCCGGTGAAAACGCTGTCGCTGACTACGAGGCATTGGTTCCTCACACTCTTGCCACTCCTTCAAACTTCGCCCGAACCAAACGAGGATTCTAAATGGAAAACATCATCACCATCGAAGAACTCCCGGCTTTCATTGACGATGCAATCACCAAGGTCAATGAGGGCGTGGCGCTTGCCCGCCGCCGTGGAATCCTCGCGGAGCTTCCCAAGGAGGTTCAGTTCGACGTGTTGCTTGTCTCCAAATGGCAAGACCCGAATCACAAGGCCGTCTCCACGGAAAAAACTTCCGACAACGGAGAATCCAAGACGGTTCAAGACGGCACCAGTGTTCGCACCAGCCAAGAAAACAGCAAGCAATCAAGCAATAGCTCCAATCAAAACAACTCCGCAGGCCAGAACGCAACTTACACCTACTCCGATTGACCCATGCCGCGAACTCTTGACAGCAAAACCACAAGTAGCAGTTCCAGCGTTAGTTCTGGAACTGACTCAGGTTCTCGCGCCTCAACCCAATCGTCAAACGGAACGGAAAAAAGCACGTCCACCCGCACGGATTCAGGCGGAAGAACAGGCGAGTCCTCCCAATTCGCCAACATCGCCGCCAGAATCTCTTTTTCCATCCCGATCCTCGGGCGAGTCCCTGCGGATACAAACTCCAACTCCTGTTGACCATGAGCATCCGCAACCGCATCACCCAATACCTCTCATCGGTCCTTTCCAGCCGCATCTGGTTCACGACCGGGCCTCGGCTCGTCGGCAAATCAGCCGTAGGGGCGGGATACGGCGGAGAGATCACCGTCGGCACCGGCCTCACCCTTTCCGGTGGAGTCCTTAGCGCATCTGGCGGAGAGGTGAGCGACATCGCATACAACGAAGCGACATGGAACGGCGTGACCACCATCGCGCCGAGCAAGAACGCCGTGCGGGACAAGTTTGAGTCGTTGGTTGCCCCTACGGCCCTCGCCTTCGCGGGGATTGATCCGAATGGGGAACCAATTCTCGCCGCCCGCATCGTTGGAGGTGCATATGATGGTTTGATTCTTCGCGAGCAAGGGACTTCATACGGGAATGGGAAAGTGCTTTTCGGCTTGGATTATGTCTCCTATCCCGTCACTTTCATCAATTGGGGTAGTTCTACATACAGTTTCAATTACAACACCAACGGCGTGGGATTTTCTGCCGCAGCGATTGGAACGGATTATCCATGGGAGGCCGATTGGACCAGTGCTGGGTTTGATGTTGTCGAAGATGCTGTAACCGGTGCTGGTTTATCCGCCACCCACCTCGGCCAATGGTGCAAAGCCACAACCGCATGGTGGCAGTGGGATGGAACGATCTGGATTCCAATCCGCCTCCTGACCGGCGAGCCGATCACCACCGACGGCACGAATTACTATGCGATTACCCACGACGGATCATCCCTTGGCTACACACCTTTCCCATAACATGAAAACACTGAAATACCTACTTGTCGCCCTACTCTTGGGCGCGTCGGCATCCGCTCAAAACGTCCCCATGGCACGTGCGGATGGAACGAACATCACCAATGCTGCCCAGTGGCGTGCAAACTTGGATGTTCCGTCCACAAGCGAGGTTGCGCTGTCATGGGAAGACTTGACTGGAAAACCTACCACGCTATCAGGATTTGGAATTACCGATGGAGTGAATACTTCGCAGCTCTCCACCACCGGAGGAGCCAATAAGGTTTTGCAGAATGATGCAAATGGTAACCTGATAATGGGGGACTGGAACAATGGGGCTGTTAGTCAATTTCTATCCAACGGAAACATCAAAATACCTGACTTGCAGGGTATTCAGTGGATGTCACCCGATGATGGAACTACTGCGGCAAGCATCCATCATTGGTTTAATCACGATGAGGGCGGAGGAGAAACCCTTTATTTGTCCAGAAACCTCATTGCCATCGCCTGTCGCGGACGGTTGCAATTCGGATACAACGACTCAATCCGGGATTCCATGTGCTTGAACATGCGGTCTGGTGCAGCAACTAACACGGACACCATCCGCAGTTCAAAAGCGATTTTCATGGAGTCGCAGACATGGACCGGTGGCGCTGGAGTTGACAGCAACATTGCAATGCAAGTCACCCCGCTCGACTTGAGCGGGACAAACTCGGTGCTGCGCACTTACACGAACTCAGCAGTTGTCGGCTACTCCGGTCCTGATGTTTATGCGAACAGAGGAAATGTGACAGGAACGCTGGTTTCCGAGCTTGGCAATGAAGGATTGTGGCATGCGGGCAGCGAACCGGAAGTGGTGACACTAACACCCGGAGCGACCGCAACATGGACGCTCAACAAATACCACGCGCGCCAGCATGCGGCACTGGCGATAGATCAGGCTACTACTCTTGCGTTTGCTAATTTGGTCGATGGCATGACCGGCACCCTGATTGTCACCCAGCCCGCTACTGGTAGCACCTACAACCTTACGCTGCCAAGCGGCAGCAAAACCCCCGCTAATGGCCTTGGAGCGATCACGCTTTCCCCGGGAAACAGTGCGGTTGATCTGTTGGAGTGGCGAAAAATTGGAAATTTCATTTATTGGATTCTGACTAAGGAGTTTTCCGGGACGCTCGAAACAGAAACCACCGACTTCTTGAGCCGTGCGAGCATTGCGGATGCGGGGATTGCAACGGATATTAACAACCTTGTTTTGTCCCTCAAGAACACCACAGCAGAAGGTGGTGGTTCACTCTGGAGCCGGTTCTACGCGATCTACCCGATGGTTGGAGGCACATCGCTGGCACACGCTCAAAACCTCAAGGCGAATGCCTACAATATCACCAACTCAGGGGCTTGGACGACGGGTGTGACGCACAGTGCGGCGGGTATCACGGGCGACGGTTCGACGGGATTCGGGGACACCAATTTCAATTTTGATGCTGTCAGTGCGAAAGACTCCGCCTCGGTTTATGTCTATTGCCGCACTCCTATCGCCTCACTGAACACAGGAGGACACCTTTACGGTGCGGAGGATTTAGGACCGGATCGTGTTTGCTTGGAACATTATTCCACCATTGCCATCCGCTATCACGGATTCCACGCGAACAACGTCAGCATCATGGCCCAAACGGTCACAGGACTTCGCCGCTTTGCCTTCAACCGTTCAAGCTCAACGGCGGTTCAATCTTACCGTGACGCGACTCAAAGCACTCTGACACAGACATCGGTGGGTGCGTGTAGCTACGACATTTACCTACTTGGCGAAAATAGCCAATACGGCAGCGGAACCAAATCGAACGCCACTCTCGCTTTTGTTGCATTCGGTCAGAGTTTCACAGCGAACGACTGGACCAACATCCGCGCAATCGAAACGGCCTTCCAAACCGCTCGCGGGCGCACTGGCGATTATCCGTGAACCTTCCACATCACCCACTCACCGTAGAAACCACCCATGACATCAGAAGACCGGATAGAAAAGCTGGAAGACCGGGTGGACCGGTTAGAAACATCCATCGCCAGCGACTTGCGGAGGATATTTGAGAAGCTCGAAACGCTCAGCATCGAAGGCGCAAAAAACGCATGTCCAAAACCGGGAGCGTGTCTCAATCTCGGCAACGACCTAGAACACCTGTTGCGCGCGCACAACGCGACCATGTTGAGAGTTGAGAGGCTGGAAATACAACTCATCGCGCTCAACCAGCAAAAGGCGTGGATCATGGGCGCATGGGCCGTCGTGGCTGTCATCGCATCGGCCATCGGCGCGCTTGGCGGAATCATCGTCGCAAACTATCTCGACAAGCTATGACAATCCAAGTGACCAAAGCCATCATCATGTTCAGCGGGTTCCAAGAATCCGAAGAGCGCCAGTCCGGTTTCGAGAAGGGGTTTTTCTCGACGGTGAGGCCGTTTGCCAATGGCGATGTGACCGTTTACCACCCGCGAACGTGGAAAACCAACGTCCGCAACATGCTCCGCCAACTTTATGAAAATGGAATCCCCGAAGTGGCTATTGTATGTTACTCTCACGGCCAAGCGGCTGCTTGCGACTTCGCCCGCATGGCTCCTAAATACGGCGTCACTGTGCGTCTCTTACTGGCCTGCGATCCGGTGTATCGTCCGGTTTGGCTGCCGCGTGAAACGTGGGCGCAAGTCTTTGCCTTCCGCGCCATGCTCGGAAACCCAAAGATTCGAGTCCCTGCATCGGTGAAAGAGGTTCACTACGTTTATCAGAACCTCGACGCGCCCAACGGTGATCCGATGGTAGCAGAGAACCCCGACGAAACCAAGATAGCCGCGCCCGTGCGGATCGCTCTTCCCCACACCCGAATTGATGAAAGTCCTATCTGGTGGGGGATCGTGAAAATGCAACTCAACGCTTTCGTCAATGAAAACTGAATCCTACAACAACCCCCGCCCGGCGCGTTCCACAAGCAGCCTATTGGTTTCCCTTGCTGTTTCATCCGCCATCCTCGCCGCGATCCTCGCGCTCACCGGATGCGGCATCCCTGTCGCCATCGCCGTGCAAGGTGAGGGTGCAAGCGTGGGTTACTCGTCAAAAGGCGGCATAACCGTCACCGTGCAAAAATGATCCGTTCGCTGCTCATGCTCCTGCTGCTGCTCGCCATCACCGCGGCGATGGTGCTGGTTGCATGGGGCCGGGATGTCACCTTGCGCTGGAACCCAAATCCGGAGCCGGACATCATCGGATACCGGGTGTATCGCGGGATCGACATGCTGGTTGAAACCGCGGCCACCTCCGCGCCCGCCTCTGTTGAAACCGGCGATGTTCTTGGCCTCGTCGCCTACAACACCGCGGGCGTATCCGATCCGGCACTTTACACCGTGCCGCCTCCGCCGCTGGACCGCGCCGGATGGATACTCACGGCATCGAGCGAAGAAACCGCGCGGGAGCCAGCCGGAGTCGCCAATGCCATCGACGGCAATTCGGAAACGATCTGGCACACCCGATGGGGATCGCCCGCGCTCCCACCGCATT